TATGCTTATGTATCATGGGTGTGAATGTGAACACTGGAGAGAAGCTTTCACAGGCGAAGATTACTGTCAAGTATTTTTACATTGGAACCAAGATTCTAAAAAGAAAATTGTAACTGGTAAAGAAAATAAAGCTAAAGGTGGTAAACACACTAAATTTGATGGACGTCCATTCTTAGGACTTCCAGCCTTTTATAAAGGCTTTACAGAATCTAAAAAATAATATAGAAAATACATTGGTGAGGGGATGATCCACCACAGCTTCCCCTTACTTTAAAACATTTGAATTTCCCTCAGATCTGATATAAACTTTAATATGCTACAAAAAATAGAGTTTTTACCAGGATTCAATAAACAGGTTACTCCCACAGGTGCTGAAGGACAATGGACCGGGGGAGAAAATGTTAGATTTAGATATAATACACCAGAAAAAATAGGTGGATGGTCTCAATTAGGAGATAATGCTCTAACAGGAGTGGCTAGAGCTCAACACCATGTCATTAGTCAAAATTCAATTAATTTTTCTATTGTAGGAACAAATAGAATTTTATATGCATATACAGGAGGAGCTTTTTATGACATCCACCCAATTAAAACTGATTTTGGAGCCTTAACTGATGCCTTAGCTTCTACTAGTGGGTCTGCTATTCTTACTATTACTTTATCTACAACCTCTGGAATGACAGCAGGAGATATTTTATTACTTGAAAGTGTAACTCCTCCAACAGGTTCAGGTTATTCAGCTTCTGATTTTGACGATAAAACTTTTATGATAACCGAAGTCGTAGATGCTACTTCCGTTACTATTACTATGGGATCTAATGCTAGTGCAACGGCTACTGATGGAGACTGTTCTGTTAAATTCTATTATCCTGTGGGTCCTGCTGAACAATTAGGGGCATACGGGTGGGGTATATCTCAATTTGGTGGAACTGTTTCAGGAGCTCAAACTACAACTTTAAATGGAGCTTTAGGAGATAATGCTTATGGAACAGGTGGTTCAGGAACTAGCATTACTTTAACTTCGGTAACTGGCTTTCCAACTTCAGGGACTAATTATATTCAAGTAGGCACAGAAGAAATATCTTACACAGGAGTTTCAGGAAGCAATTTAACAGGAATTACTAGAAATGTACAAGGCACTACACGAGCGGCTCATTCGAGTGGAGCAACCGTTACAAATACTTCAGACTATACCACTTGGGGCAGTGCAGCATCCAACACGGATAAAGTTGCTGATCCTGGTTTATGGGTCATTGACAGTTTTGGTCAAAATGTAATTGCTCTTATTGTTAATGGTCCTTGTTTCGAATGGAATTCAAATTTAACGAATGCTACAGATACAAGAGCAACTATTATAACGGGAGCACCAACAGCATCGAGGCATATGCTGGTATCTACACCTGATCGACACTTAGTATTTTTTGGAACTGAAACTACCATTGGAGATACAAGTACTCAAGATGATATGTATGTCAGATGGTCCAACCGGGAAGATATTAACACTTATGTTCCAACAGCAACCAATACAGCAGGTACGCAAAGACTGGCCGACGGATCACGGATCATGGGAGCTAAACTTGGTAGAAATGCAATTTACGTATGGACGGATACCTCATTATTTACCATGCGTTTTGTGGGTGTTCCTTTTGTATTTGCCTTTGAACAAGTAGGAACTAACTGTGGATTAATAGGAATTAATGCGGCCGTTGAAGTAGATGGCGCAGTGTATTGGATGTCTAATAATGGATTCTTTAAATACGCTGGTAAACTAGAATCAATGAAATGTTTAGTTGAAGATTATGTATTTGATGATCTTAATGAAACTTCCAATCAATTAATTTCGGCGGGTATTAATAATTTGTTTGGAGAAATAATATGGTTCTATTGTACTTCCAATTCTAACAATGTGGATCGAGCCGTTATTTATAATTATTTAGATTCCAGTTCAGAAAGAGTGATATGGACCACTAATGATAGTGCTTTATTTTCCAGAACCAGTTGGATGGATTCTTCTATCTTTAACAAACCTTATGCTACTTCTTATGATCCTGATACTAATACTTCTTATGATGTTGTAGGAAATACCGATGGTATTACTACATATTTTCAACACGAAACCGGAACCGATCAAGTAGTGGGAAGTACGACTACTGCGATTACTTCGAGTATAGAATCGGGTGATTATGATATAACGGTTACTAAAGAAGGGGGAGCAACCTTCCAAGGAGACGGAGAATTCTTAATGAAAATTAGAAGATTTATTCCAGACTTTATATCTCAAACAGGAGATACTCAAATTACACTAAATTTAAGAGACTATCCTAATAGCTCCCAGGCGGGATCTTCATTAGGTCCCTTTACAATTAGCTCAAGTACAACTAAAGTAGATACCCGTGCACGAGCACGTGCCGTTTCTTTAAAGATTGCTAATACCAGTACTGAACAGGACTGGAAACTAGGAACCTTTAGAGTAGACGTACAACCAGACGGAAGAAGATAATGGCTAGAAATTGGATGGGTGACTATGATCCCCAAAATACAACAGGTTGGAAAGAAAAAGGACAAGTTGAAACTTGGAGTCCAGGTGGTAATGGAGCAACAACTACAACTTATAATCCACCACCAAGTAGTGGCGGACCACCACGTGTATTAAATCCACCTCCTACAATTCCAAAAGGAAGAACACATCCTGGGGGAATAACTGGGAGTAATAACTGGAAAAATTGGGTAAAAAATAAAATAGGAAAATATACTGGATACACTCAACATAATATTAATAATCAAAAGCTTAGAGACGCATTAGCCGCAGGACTAATAACTGAGAATCAATATAAAAGAATGGGTGGTTATGATGTTGCACAACAATTTCCTGGAGGACCATTAGATGTACCTGCGGTTGTAGCATCTTCTCTTGGTTATAACTTAGCTAAATCAGGTTTCAATATTAAAGATCCTACTGATATAAATGCTCAATTTGGAAAATATGGACCTGCAGAATCAACAGAACTTAATATAAGAGGAGCAACAGGGTTAAATCCATCTGATTTACAAAGGTATGAATCTATTGTAGGAGGACACCAGGAGGTTGGTGGAATGCTTCCTGGAGGACATCTTCCTGGAATTAAGAAAGAACCAATCAGTGGAAAATTAAATTTTATTGGAGAAAAAATATATGATTGGACACATCCTAATAATCAATTGGCTAATGGAGGTATTGCTAGTCAAGGCGGAAGAGTACCTTTCCAAAACGGAGGACTGGGATCACTTCCTTATCCTGAGTATTATAAATTACCACCATTTTCAGCAGGTAACACCTACACAAATGCATGGACCTTTCCTACCGAAGAAGAAGAACTAACTACTGAATCAAGCGTAGGTCAAGGCGGTCTACCAGCATCTTATAGAGGTTATCCTAGCTATGAAGCATGGTTGGCGGCCCAACGTGGTGGAGGAGATGCACCTGGACAAAGTCCTTTAGGTTTGACTTATAATCCTAAAGCTGTTGCAAAAACTCCTCCTCTGGGAGTTGATCCTTCAACTGTGAGTATTCAAGAAATTGATGACTATGGAACGTATGAACCAAGAAGAGGTATATTAGGTCTTAAAGACAAGGTAGTAGATTTCTTTAGTGGATTAGGTACCCCAAGAGTCAGAGGAACACTTGGTACAAGAGAAAAGAATAAACCAAGAATACCTCTGCCAGCTGCAATAGCATCATGGTCAAGAAGTCCATTTAATAAGGATTCTCCAAACTATAATCCAATGTTTGAAGATCAATTAAATTATTTAGAAATGCAAGGAGTGCCTGGTGGTTATATTGGTAGAGATCAAGGAAGTGGTCTTTTAAAATATGGACCGGAGAGCGTGTTAGCAGGTCAAAATGTCTTTTCTTTATTTGGATCAAATAATTATGAGAACCAATTAGCAAAAAAAAGAGCGTGGTTTGAAAATAGGCTTAATAAAGGTAAAAAAATTAGCTGGAATAATTATATGAAAACTTTAAAGGAACAAAAGACTTTGCAGTATAAACAAAAAGACGACAAGAGTACAACTATAGCTAAAATAATATCTCCCAAACATCATCAAGATGTAAGTGGAGGAGGTGTAGGTGGTAAAGGTGGACAAGGTGATTATACAACGCCTAGTATTCATCGAGCCCCTAAAAGTCATACAGCACCTTCAAAAACAGGACACATGGGGCCTGGAGGAAAACATTATGCTCAAGGAGGCTTAGCAGGTTTATGGCCAAGATAGTACAACTTATAACCAGAGCGAGTAAAGAATATGATCCAGACATAGCTCATTCTTTAACAAGAGATATTGATGCTATTATAGAAAAATTAAATTCTACCTTTCAAGAAGAATTAAAACAGGAGATAGAAGCTAAAAGTTTCTTTTTAGAATAATGGCAGTAACCAATCAATATAAATTTTATGGAGTGACTATTTCTAATACTGATTTAACTACTCTTTTAACAGCAGGGGGTGCAGAAACGTATGTATTAAGATCTTTTAGAGTGACTAATAATTCAGGATCCAATACTCCAACTATTACTATTACTAATAATGGTTTCAATATAGAAAGTACTAAAACTTTAGCAGTCAATACGAGCTATGAGATTTTTAGTGTACCGGTGATATTAGAAAATAGTACTATTTTAAAGGCTCAATTAGCAGGAACGGTATCAGATGGAGTTAGTATTGGAATCAGCTATCTTAACATTAAAAAGGACGTAGTCAGTTAATGGATAAAGTTAAAATAAATGGCAACGAAATACCTGTAGTTTATGCTAAAACGCAGACGGTGATTAAGCATAAAAAAACAGGAGAACAATATAAGAATGAGGAGGAATGGAAAGCTAAAGGAATTAGCGTTGAAGACATTCAAAGAGATGTCGTTGTAGAGGTTCCAAAGCTTGATTTATTTGCAAAAACAAAGTAGATTAAACATTCAGGCAAAATTATGGCAATAACAGATATCATATCAGAAGAGGAAATAAGCACTCCAAACATGGAGGTCGCTAGTGTAAATCCTGACGATTTCATGACTGAAGATGAGATGGATCCAATGCAAGATCCAGAACTTCAACAGTTATTAGACAGTATGCCTGGAGAGCAGGCTGAAGTTTTAATGCAACTTATTAAAGAATTTAAAGCAATGGTTGCTCAAGGATTTCAAGGTGAATTTGAAGACTTTGTAAAAATGAAAATGGCTTCTGCTCAAGGAGGTCCTGAAGAGGATTTCATGACAGAAGAAGAAATGATTATACCTGATGAAGAGCTTCAATCTATGGTTCCAATGGGCGAGCAAGCTGCTCAAGGCGGAAGAATTGGAAGACAGACTGGTGGTATTATGGATGTTGAATTAGTCCCTGCTATTAAATGGTTAAAAGATAGAAACTTACCTATCACTCCTGAAAATATTCGAAAAGCTATGTTGGAAATGTCAAGAGAGGTTATTCCTCAAGCATTAATTGGACAAAACATATCAGAAACAGTAACTCCGGATGTAGCTCAACTGAGTATTGGAGATGAGGAAGTCGTTCCTCAAGCAAAACCTGAAGATGATGTTTTTAGTGATCAAGAAATGATAGATATGAAACAAGATTATATAGATCAAGGTGGAACTCTTGATAAAGCTTCATGGGGCATAGAGGATGATGTTGAAGATGTTGGAATAATGCAAACCACGGATCCTATTTTTTATTCTGATGATAAAATTACATATACTGATGATGATAAAAAAGAGTGGTTTGATCAAATAAATAGACTTAAAACATATCGAAAAGGATTAGCACCGGATAGTTATCTTCGTTTAAAAGATGATAAGATGAAAGAAGGTATTAATAAAGGATTTATATCAGAAGAAGATTATTTAAATAAATGGCAAATGCCTTTCTTTGGTCAAGGAGGAGAAAATGTAACGAAGAGAATAGATGATTATCGAAACTGGGCTTTTGGAGATGACAATTATGCTCAAGGCGGAAGAGCAGGTTATCAGTATGGAAATCAAGTGACAGCGGATGCACCAGGTATAATGTCTCAAGTTTCCCCATCACAAACAGAGCAAATTCAACAAAGTCAAGCGTATGAAGAAGCCATGCAAAAAATTATGAATAAATTTTATGAAAAATTTCCTGGAATAGATGGTTCTGGAATGAGAATAGAGGATATGGTTGCAGAACTTCAAGCAGAAGGAGTTGGAGAACACGCACCAGATATTTTAAGTTTCGCTGCAGGATTAGATATGATCACACCTGAAAGTGTTATTAGAAGTACACGAGCTATGGATAGACATGGAAGGTTTGATTATCCTGAAGAACATCAATTTGATCATCCAGTAGATGAGATGCGTGGCAGACCTGGCTACGGTTTAGGAAGTTTAGTTAAGAGTGTTTTTAAAGGTGGTAAAAAACTTGTTAAAGGTTTAACAAAAAGTATTAAGAAATTCGCTAAAAGTGATTTAGGTAAGATGGCTTTAATGTATATGGCAACAGCTGGTATGGCAAATATCGGAGCAGGTGGATGGGCAGGTGCACAACCCTGGTCAAAAGGTGCATGGTTAAAACCTTCTAATGTTCTTGGTTTAGGAAAAACAGGATGGGGTAATATAGGAAAAAGTTTTACTAATTTAGGCTTTGGAGATCCAGTAAAAGCAGCATCAGATAAATTAATTTCTGGTAATCAATATTCACCAATAGCAAATATGGGCTATAATAAAAATTTAAGTACATTAGCTAAAGGAAAAGAAATTGCGGACAAAGGTGGATTGTTCTCAAAAGCTCTAGGATCATTTAAAGATAATCCTATGCCATGGATACTAGGGACTTCTGGACTAGCAGGTTTATACACTAAAAAGAATCCAGGAGACACGGATTTAGATTCGGTAATGGCAAACTACAAAGGTGAAGTAGCTGATTGGGATAAAATGATTGCTGATATTAGAGCGGGTCAAGGAGTGACTCCTTTTGCAACTGACAATGTACTTTTCCCTTATCCTAATTATTATCAATTAGCAGGTGGTGGAAGAGTAGGAGCTCAAGAAGGTGGGCTCATGGATCTAGGAGGATTAGAAAAAGATTATAGAAACGAAGGTGGCTTTGTTCCCATAGGTGGAAAAGAAAAAGCTGATGATGTTCCAGCAAGATTAAGTAGAAATGAATTTGTATTCACAGCCGATGCAGTGAGAAACGCAGGAGGTGGAGACGTGGATAAAGGAGCAGAAGTTATGGAAAATGTAATGACAAATTTAGAACAAGGTGGTAGTATCTCTGAAGAATCTCAAGGATTAGAAGGAGCAAGAGATATGTTTGAAGTATCAGAACGATTAAGTGAGGTAGTATAATGGCCGTACAAGAAACAAGACAATTACCAGCACCATTTATAGAATCTTTAGGTAAAGATTATGCCAAAGGTTTAACAGATTTAACAAAAACACCTTTACAAACAGCACAATTTGCACCTAAAATTGCACCTCAACATCAATTACAACAAGATGCGGTCACTTTAGCACAGCAAGGTTTAGGTGGATATGAGCCTTATATAACGGGCCAAGGAGCTTACTCAGGTTTACCAACCGATATGATGGGTGCGCAAGATTATGGCGCAGCTGCGGCAGCGTTGACTGGAACCGGAGCAGGCCCGGCTACTCAAGCAGGATCAATTGCTTCCTATATGTCTCCTTATCAACAATCAGTTATTGATGCGACATTAGATGAGTATGATATACAGGCACAAAAAGGACAACAAGGAATTATGGATGCTGCATCAAGAATCGGCGCATTGGGTGCAGGCAGAACAGGCGTACAACTAGGTGAATATCAGGCAGCAAGCGATAGAAACCGGGCAGCAATCCAAGCAGGCTTGCTTCAACAAGGCTATACTCAGGGTCAAGCAGCAAGACAACAAGATTATACTAACCAATTAGGAATGGGTCAGTATCAATCGGGCCTTGGATCATTGACTCCGCAACTTGTTGCAGGTCAAATAGGAACTATGGGTCAAGTAGGAGCCACTCAACAAGCTCAAACTCAAGCTCAATATGATGCGATGAGAGAAGCAAATAGAATGGCTGCATATGAACCTTATGAGAGAATGGGTTATTATGGTACAGGCGTAACCGGTATTATGGGTGGATACCCAGGTCAATACCAATGGTCTTCAGTACCTAACCCAACTCCATTGCAAACTGCATTAGGCGTAGGTGCTACTATGGGTGGTATCTGGGGTAATGTAATGGGACCTGAAAGAGGAATGAGATTTAATCAACAATGAGCAGAATATTAAAAAGACCAATGTTTAAAATGGGCGGATCAACCGACGCGGGAATTACTTCGGGGTTGAGTCGTAAAGGATATTATGATGGTAAAAGAGTTACCGGTGCAGATATATTACAA